TAGCCGACGAGGAGTGTTCGACCCAGGGGTTGCGCTGGGCGCCCCGGGCCGATTCTGATGATGATGGCGAGATTGACTGAGGAGAAAACGAATGAACGAAAACCAGAAACCGCCAGAAAGCCAGATAAAATCAGGGGATGTCTTAAGTCAATTCGTGGTTCTCAGGACCAAGGATAACCGGATAGCCGTGCAATTTCCCGCCAAGGGGCCCACGCAGACCATAGACGCCCCCGCGGCTCTGGAATTACTGGCGGCTGGCCTGAATACCATGGCGCAAATCCTGCGCCAACAGTCGCCAGATAAACCCAAAATCGTCTTGGCGCCGGCGCTTCCCCCGGAGTTTTTGACCCGGCCCCGAGGGTTGAAGGCTGACTGATGAAAAGGTGCGAGAATTGCCGACCGCCTCATCGGGGAGACGATCTGTCTCCCTAAGAGCCGCGGCGAAGTTACTTTGCCGAAATACTTCTGACAAATTGGATCAGGTGAATATCTTATCGACCTTTTCTCCAATCCGCATAAAAAAATCGCTATACCATCAAAATTTCTCTTGACTTTCCCGAAAACCTTGGTTTAATACAAAAGTGTAAGGTTTAATAATGAACTTTACACTCTTGTAAAGCTGTACCGTACATTTTTGTAAAGCCGGAGCCGCCTTGGATCAGGTGAATATCTTATCGACCTTTTCTCCAATCATGCGAAGTTTCATTTTGTCGGAGAAGGTGATCACGATCCTCATAGCCCCGTTGGGCGAAGCCAAATGCCTGGCGTGTGGCACTCCTGTCCTGATGGCAGACGGGACGATTCGCCCGGTTGAAGAAGTAGAAGATGGCGATCAGGTTATGGGGGACGACGGGACCCCCAGGAATGTCACGGGGACGGTTCGGGGATATGCCGAAATGTTCAAGGTAGTCCCGGTCAAAGGTGCCCCATTCGTTTGCAACGGCCCCCATATCCTTTCCTTAAAGCGGAGTCGGGCTAAACGTCCTGGAAGTTTCCGGGGCCGCGACCTGACTGCTGAAATCGTCGATATTAGTGTTGAGGACTACCTTAAAAAGTCCAAACAATTCAAGGCCTACCATAAACTCTACCGTGTAGCAGTAGATTACCCAGAGCAGACCCTCCCAATTCCTCCTTATCTTTTCGGCCTATGGTTGGGCGATGGAACCAGCGTCTATCCTGAAATCACAACCGCCGACCTTGAAATTGTTGACTACCTCAAAGAACAGGCCGACCGAATGGGGCTACGTCTGGTGGAGAAAGTCTTTTTAGAGGGGAACAGGTCTAAGGGGTATCGATTCAGTGGAGACTTTCCTGTTAGAGGAAAAGGGGAAAATCAGTTCTTAAATTTCCTAAAGTCATACAATCTTCTGGGCAATAAACACATCCCTAACATTTATAAGGTCAATTCCAGAGAAAACCGTCTTCAATTACTTGCTGGCATTATCGACACAGACGGATCATTTAACCATGAAGGTTACGAGGTTACACAGAAAAATCAGCAAATTGCTGAAGGCATAGCCTATTTGGCCCGGTCCCTAGGGTTGGCGGCCTACATCAGGCCAAAAAAGGCAAACGGGTTTGGCATTAAGAGAATCTATTTTGCTGTGTGGATTTCCGGCGACTGTTCTTGTATCCCGGTAAAACTGGCACGGAAAAAATGCCAACCGAGAATCCAAAAGAAGGGAGTTCTGGTCACAGGAATTAAGGAAATTGTTCCGGTAGGCCCCGCAGAGTATTTCGGATTTGAATTGGACGGGAATCGGCGGTTCCTTTTGGGCGATTTTACCGTCACTCACAACACCTTCACGTGCATAGCAACAATGATAAGACACGCTGGTCGTTGCGGGAAACCCATACGCTGCGCCATCATCCGGGATACCCTGGAGAACATTAAACTCAGCATTGTCCCATCTATCCAAGAGTTTTTCCAAGAGTTTTTCCCTGAAAACCCCACCAGCCATTATCTCTTCACGAATGAGTTCAAAGAACTGGTCATCCGTACCAATCCCCAAATAAAAGTGGACCTGTTCGGCATTGACGACCCGGCCAGCCTGTCAAAGCTCCAGGGGTCATCGGCCTACTCGCTCATCTGGCTGAATGAGCCGGCGCCGATCACCGACAAGTCCAACGCTGGGCTTTCTGAAGACGTTTACAACGTCGCCGTCATCCGGGCCGTGCGCCATAAAGGCACCCCGGGCCGGCTGTTGGTGGACATGAACCCGGCAGACGAAACCCATTGGACCTTCAAACGGTTTATTGAAGAGGCGGACTTTGACCCGGAATTCCCATTGATCCAGAAACAGGTCTGGCGGGTCCCCTATGGCGACAACCCCCACTTAAAAGACGAGTCCCGCCAGGCAGTCAAGAAGATGTACGCCAATGACCCGGCGGCCTACACCCGATATGTTGAGGGAAAATTCGCCGTAATTTATAAGGGTGAAAAAATCTCCCCTTATTATAAACGAGACCTCCATCTGCTGCTCGGACCCGCTGAACCCGTCAAGGGTCTGGAATCCTTCCGGCTCTGGGATAGTTGGGGATCGCCCTGCTGCATCCTGGGGCAGGTGACAACCATCGGGCGCCTTATTATCTATGATGTCTGCATAATCGACGGTAATTCCGACATCCGCACCCTCATCAGCACCCAAGTCGAACCCCTCTTGAACTCTCCACGCTGGAAAAATAAGGCTCGTAATTGGCGAGATGTGGGTGATTTCACCATGGCTATACGGGACCAGAGCAACGTGGAAGAGAGCGCCAAGATGGTCATTCAGCGCGCTTTTAAGACCAGGTTCGAGCCGGGGCCCTCCACCTGGAAGATGACTAAACAGGGCATGGATGACTTATTCGAGGGCCACGGCTTGATCCAGGGTATACCGTCGGTGCAGTTGGACCCTGTAGGGGCAAAGTTGTTGGACAAAGCACTATCGGGCCAATGGCACTATCCCGTCGACTCATCCGGCAAGAGAAGCAGAGAGAAGCCAGTCAAGGATTTTTGGTCGCATATCGGGGATGCATTTGCCGCTGGTGCGTGTGTATTGCGGCCATCGCCTAGAAAGGCTGACATCCGCAAGGCCCGTGAATTGGCCTTGAAGACACGAAAACGAGCCCAGGGCTACGCCGTGAGCGGAGGGATGTGATGAGTCAAGCCAAGTCCCCATCGGGCCGGGAAACCAGTTTCGGGCTGCCGACAAGCGGGTACAAAGGATGGATTCCGTGCAGGTTTAAGGCCGGCTCTTGCGACAAGAATCCTCCGAAAGAGGGCTGGAAGCATTGTGTTACGAATATTGAATATACCCCCCCAGAGGGATGGAACGGGGAACCACCGAGCATGACCGGGGAAAAAATACGGACTCCTTCTGATTCCTACAGAGAAGGATACGAGCGGATTAAGTGGCATATGGAACCGGTAAACCCAGCGAGCGGGAGTTGATGTGCCTCTATCGGACACGGCTCTGGGAAAGCCTGATCCCTTTTGCCCTTTTGTTCGAGGAACCGGAGCCCAAGAAGAAACCGGCCAAACCAGAATACGATTGGCGGGTAGTAGTCGCCAATGCCCAAAGGAGGACTGACCATGCCCGCCAAAAGTTTAGCGCAAGCCCAAATGTTCGGAATGGCACGAGCTATTCAGAAAGGGAAAATGGCTCCGAAACCAGGGACTCCATCGGCCAAAGTCGCGGCCACCGCAGCCCCTTCAGATGTTGCAGATTTCGCCAGCACTCCCCAAGCGGGCCTGCCGAAACGGGTGAAGCCGAAGCCGACCAAACCCCCGGTGATGAAGAAGAAACCCGGCATGAAGGTCAAGAACGTCGGCAAACCCATCAAGAAAATGAAATTCATGTAGGAGGGGGCCATGGGAGTCATAGACTCAATCAAAGACAGATTAAGCAATATCCCCGGTTATACCAAACCTTTAACGGACGTTTCCAAAGCCCTAAACAACGCTGGCAAAACGGCGCCCACTCCGGCCCCGGTTGGGGCCAAAACCCCACAACAGGCGGCGTATGAGGCCAAAATGGACGCGATGAATAAAAACAACCCCTATTACAAGGCGGGGGATGCCGTCCCACGATGTAAAGGCGGTTCTGTTATGGCGGGAGGGCACAGGGCCAAGGGCGAGCCGGTTAAAAAAGGCGAGGCGTTGTGGAATGGACAACCCGTGAAAAAGGTGTGAACTATGAGCAAACTATCATCTGCCCAAAGACAATCCTTACCCAAGAAGGACTTCGCCCTGCCAGGTAAGGGTGAAGGACCCAAGGGTGCTGGGTCTGGGAGTTATCCGATTCTAGATAAAAGTCATGCGCGTAATGCCCTGGCCCGATCCTCTGGGAAACCTGTTGAATCTGCGGTGAGGGCCAAGGTCAAGGCGAAATTCCCAGAGATCATCGTGGGCAAACCGATTAAGAAGGTGAAGTTACCG